CAATTACACCAAACGGTGCCATGTTTAAAACAGATAGTCAAGGTTTCTTACCAGAGATTATGGAAAAAATGTATGGTGATCGTGTTGTTTATAAAAAGAAAATGATGGCGGCAAAAACAGAATACAATAAAACAAAAGATCCTAAACTACTAAAAGAAATTAGTAGATGTCATAATATTCAGTATTCTAAAAAGATAGGTCTAAACAGTGCTTACGGTGCTGTCGGTAATCAGTATTTTAGATACTATGATGTAAGACAGGCAAGTGCTATTACAACTTCAGGTCAATTTGTTATTCGTTATATTGAAAAGTCTGTTAATAAATTTATGAATAATATATTAAAGACACATGATAAAATAGATTATATTGTTGCGTCTGATACAGATTCAATCTATTTGTCTTTAGATAAACTTGTTGAAAAGGTTTGTCAAGGTAAAACAAAAGAACAAATTATAAACTTTATTGACAAAGTTGTTGATAGTAAAATTGAACCGTTTATTGAAAAATGTTTTAACGAAGTTGCTGAATATACAAATGCGTTTCAACAAAAAATGGTAATGAAACGTGAAGTAATCGCAGATAAAGGTATATGGACTGCCAAAAAAAGATATATCTTAAACGTATTAGATGAAGAAGGTATTAGATTAGAAAAACCTAAATTAAAAATTATGGGTATTGAGGCAGTTAGATCATCAACACCTGAAGTATGTAGAGGTAAGATTAAAGAATGTATTAATAAAATAATGACAAGTGAAGAATCAGATGTACAAAAGTTTATTGCTGATTTTAAAAAAGATTTCTTTACAATGAAAGCAGAACAAATATCTTTTCCTAGAAGTTGTAACAATATTAAAAAGTATCATCATGCTAGTAGTATTTTTATTAAGGGTACACCTATACACGTCAAAGGTGCTTTAATTTATAATCATCAACTAAAAGAAATGAATTTACATCACAAGTATCCATATATTAAAGATGGCGATAAAATTAAGTTTATTAAATTACTAGAAGCAAATCCGTTTAAGTTTGATGTAATCAGTTATGTAACTAAATTACCTAAAGAATTTAATTTAGAAAAGTTTATTGACTATGAAGTACAATTTGAAAAGACATTTATTGATCCTATTAGTTTTATATTAAATAGTATCGGTTGGTCAGCAGAACCAAAAGCAAGTTTAGAAAGTTTTTTTGAATGATAAATGCTTTAATACTTTTATACTTAACAGTTTTTGTATCTTTTCAAATGGGTATGAGATTTGCTATGACAAGAATTGACACAAAAGTATTTTTAATTATAATGATAACAATATGGATATTAATAAAATCATTAACGCAGACAGCTTAGAACACTTAAAAACTTTAGATGATAATGTTTTTGATTCGTGTGTGACAGATCCTCCTTATCACTTAACATCTATTGTAAAAAGATTTACAAAAGGTACGGCAGCTAAACACGGCAAAGATGGCTCTTTCGCTAGACTATCTAAAGGTTTTAGAGGTCAGGTTTGGGATGGTGGCGACATAGCTTTTCAAAAAGAATTTTGGGAACAAGTTTATAGAACTATAAAACCTAAAGGAGTTTTACTAGCATTTTCTGCCACAAGAAATTATCATAAAATGGCAACTGCTATTGAAAACGCAGGTTTTGAAATATTTGATATGATTAATTGGGTTTATGGTAGTGGTTTGCCTAAAAGATATAATCTATTAAAACCAGCACACGAGCCCATTGTTATGGCAAGAAAAGGTGTAAACAAAGATTTAAATTTAGATGAGTGTAGGATTAAAAGTAAAGATATCCCTAAAAAATGGACAAGTCCGAGAGGAGGGTTTTGGAACACAGATAAAAAAGCAAAAGCAGAGTATGTAGAAAACAAAAAGGGTAGGTGGCCAGCAAATTTTATCCACGATGGACTAGATGAAGATTGGGCAAAATACTTTTATTGTGCTAAAGCAAGTAAAAAAGAAAAAGATGGTTCAGATCACCCTACTGTAAAACCTTTAGAATTGATGAAATATTTGGTGAGATTAATTACACCAAAAGATGGTTTAGTATTAGAC